CAACTACAGCGCCGTAAACCCGGACTCCGGTGCGCTTGGCATTGGCCAGGTCATGCCAAACAATGTGGGCCCCTGGACGCAGAAGTATCTGGGGAGACGGCTGACACCGCAGCAGTTCTTGCGTGATCGCGATGCGCAGGACACGGTGATCAATGGCCGATTCCGCGACATGCTCGCTGATCAGAAAGCAGCTGGTTACAGCGGTGAACAGGCGATCCGAAGGGCGGCATCTGTCTGGTACTCGGGCCAGGCGAAACTGTGGAACGACACCAAGCCGCAGTTCTACAAAGGCCGGCGCTATCCATCCATCGCTGAATACACCCAAGCGATCTGGGAGTCGTACAAGCGCAATGGCGGCGAGGTGGGGCGTCGATCAGCTGCTGAACCTGATTCAGATCTGGCCAGCCAGCTTGTCGCGCAACTCAGCAATGAGAGGGGCTACGAGGATGTTGCGGGCCTCGATCTCCGCGGCATCGTCAAAAGGGTTGAGTCTTTTGTTCAGCCTGCGACAAAGGCTGTTTATCAGCAGTTCGACAAGCTGTTCAACAGCGGCAAGGCTATTCCGCAATCGCCTGGCAAGCCCGCCCCGCGTGATGTGAACGCTCGCATCGCTGCGGCGGCTGAGGCCTTTAGGGATCAGAGCACTGCTGCGGGTCCGGACGGAGGCCAAAACGCCTGCGCATGGGCCATCAACAAAGTCCTCAAGAACGCTGGAGTGAAGGTTCCTTGGGTTGAGGCGGGACAGGAATCTGTCTACATCCCATTCATTGAAGACTCAATCAGGAAGGGATCCGGTAAACAGGTCGCCATGGAACAGGCCAAGCCCGGCGACATTGTCTCGTTCGACGGCGGCCACATGGCGATTGTCACCAAGGTTTCCGGTGGAAGCATCAGCTGGCTGAGTAACTCAAGTTCGAGCGCATCGTTCAGCTACGGGGGCAGCTTTGAGCCTCCCAAGCCTCTGCGCAGCAATACGCCGCTAGCCCGAGTGGAAGCTGAAATCCAAGCAGCAATCAGGAAAAGCACACGGGTCTACCGACTCAACCCACAAGGAGGACGCTGATCAATGCCTGCTTTCAACCTGGCTCCAATCGAAGACGACTCGGCCTTTGATCCAGTCGTTCCAACTGAACCCACAGCAGGCGGTGGCTCTTCTGCCCCGGGGCAAGCCAAGCCGCAAGCTCGTAAGCCCACCAGGGGTGAGATGAACAGCAGGCTCGAGAACAATCTCGGCCCGCTCAAGCCACTCGGTCAGCTGATGAATGTGCTGGCCTCGCCTGACACCAAGGCGGGCCTTGTGGTGGGGCCCATCAATGCAATCAGCAAGCTGGGCAATGCCGTTGGTGATCTTGTCCAGCGCAAGACCATCGACGTCAAAGACGCATGGACCATCCCTGACGAGGTAGCCCGTCAGTTCAACCCCTTCCGCATCGGCATCGGCCAAGAAGTCACACCAGCCGACAAGTCCGGCCTTGATGTCGGTGGGGCCATCGGTGCTGAAATCATTGGTGCTGTCACCGGCGCATCGCTGATCAAAGGCATCGGGCAGTTGGCCCGGGTGAAGCGTGCTGCCGATGCCCTGAAAGCAACGCGCGCCGTCCGCAGCCTGGCCGTAGCGCAGCGGGCTAACCCGGCCCTGCGCACGGGCCTCACTGTCGGCACCCGAGTTGGCGAGGCCTTGGTTGGCACCACTCTGGCGGCACCCTTCATCAACCAAGACGACGGCAACCTCGCCAACCTTGGCGACCTGGCTGGCTGGCGATTGCCCGGCCGTGCCGACGAGACCGACAACTACCTCACCAAGTTCGGCAAGGGTCTGTTGGTTGAGGGCCTGGCCGCACCGCTCACCGTGATTGGCGCGCTGAGCATGTTCGGCCCCACGCGCCGCGCCATGTTTGACGGTGGCGTGTCGCTGCTCGACGAGATCGCCGACGCCGAGCTGGCGCCCTACATGTACCGGGGCACCGATGCGCCGCAGTTGCCGCCCGGGGCCGACATCCCCCAGCTGCCCAGCGTTCAGATGCAGGCAGCGGCTGACGGCGGGCCGATCACGCCTGTGCGAATTGACCAGACAACCCCAGGCGGCGCACTGCCGGGTGATGCCCCGGGGGCGCCGGCCCTGCCGCCGTACCAGAGCGGCGGCGCCATTGTTCCCGCCGTGCCCAATGGCAGCGCCATCGAGCGCTACCTCGATGAGGCCACCCAGATCCGCCAGGTGGAAGCCCAGCGCCAGCGCCTGCAGTCCATGGGCCTTGTTCAGCAGGGCGAAGCCGGTCAGCTCGAGCTCAGGGTGACCACCGGCGATCCATCCGTTCGCGGCGAGATCGAGCAGCTCTCGATGCAACGCGGTGAGCTGCTGGCCCAGGTGCCGAACGTGGACGAGGCAACTGCTGAGCAACTACTGCAGCAGATCGACCAGATCGACCAGCAGGTGGCCGACCTCAACCTGAGCGGCACCACTGAGCAGTTCCTCGCACCACGCAGCAGCAGGCAGGGCGAGCTTGACCTCGACACCAGGCCTGAGATCGACACGTTCTTGGCTCAGCTGGATGAGCTCGACGACAGCCAGCTGCGCGAGATCCACTCCCGCGTGTGGCGCGAGATCGGCGCCGAACGCAATGCCAACGAACTTCAGGTAGCCCAGGACCAGATCAATGGCCTGAACCAGCGGCTGGCTGAGATTGACGCCCGCCAGCAGTCCGGTGAGCTCACCCCCCGCGGGGCCAAGGGCCAAGTGACCAAGGTGCAACGCGAGCTGGCTGTCGCCCAACAGCAGTTGCAAGCCGTGCAGCAGCGCATGGCGGTGCCAGAAAGCCTGGTGGGCGATCAGCTTGAGATGGTGCTGCCCCAGCAGTTGGGCCTCGATCTGGCCGCTGAGATCCAGCTGCCACCCCTCGAGCAGTTCACTCGCACCGCCAGCGAGTTCGGCTACCGCACTCCTGATGACTACCGCGCAGCGCTGGAGGGCTGGAACCGCGACCTGCTGCGCCGGCTCGCCATGCCGGAGTCATCGCCTGAAGTGGCAGCACTGGTGAAGGCCCGCACGGGCCGCCGCGTGTGGAACGCCAAGAAGAGCGACATCATCGACGCACTGGTTGAGCTCAGCCAACGCCGCGGCCGCTACCTGCCTCCTGAGGCAGAGCAGTTGGCAATGCCGTTGACAACCAACGTGGCCGGCGTTGCAGATGCACCGCTGCTCGATGTGCCGGCGGACCTGTCCACGGGCTCGCCGATGGGCCAGGTGGTGGACGCTGATGGCAACCCGATGGCGGTGCCGCTGAGCGAGTTCCAGCCCCGTGGGTTGGATCCTCAGGCACGCGAGCAGATGAAGGCCGAGATCCTTCGCCGCGCCATCGACAACGGCGAGGTGCAGGCACCGGTGACGCCGATCCCCAATCGCCCGAAGGCACCTGACTTCTTCCAGCAGGGCAACTTCGTCGATGACCTGTTCAGCGATGAAACCGGCCAGCTGGCGATGGCCTTCAACACGGACGCACTGCCCCCTTACAAGGCAGGTGGCCGGAACGCTGATGCGCTGATCGACGAGATGCGCCTGCGCTTCGAGTACAACCTGCTCGATGCCAAAGCCATGCAGGCGCAAAAGGATGCGCTGATGGCTGCCAACGGCTGGGATCGCCTCAGCTGGGATGAGAAGAAGCGGCTGGGGCTGATGGGCCGCGGCATGTTTGCCTACAACCGCTACGAGCTCGGCGGCGCGATTGATCGCGTGCGGCCACGCACGCCTGAGTTCAATCCAGAGCTGCCGGTCGCCGGTGAGCGTGCGCCGCAGCCCTATCGCGGGGAGGGCTCAGCACCGGCCGATGGCACACCGCAGTTCAACCCAGAGCTGCAGCCAAAGCCTGATCGCAAGCCAGCCGTCTACGACACCAAATCGGTGATGGCGAGCATCAACGGTGAGGCCGTGGTGGTGCCCAAAGAAGCGGTGCCAGCCCCCGCCAAGGGGCCAGGCAAGGGCAAGAAACAGCCCAAGCCCACCACTGCTGAGGCCCAGGCCGCCAAGCAGGCCCTGGCCGACATCCCCAAGGCGCGAGCCGAGCTCGCCAGGCAGCTGGAGGAGCTGCGCAAACAATCCCAAGGAGGCTCCTGCTGATGGCTGACTGCAACAACCTCGCCCAACAGATCGCAGAGATCGAGGCGAAGCTCCAACAACTCGATGAGATGGAAGCCACAGCAAGGTCACTCCTTGAGGTGGAAGACATCCCGGCCGCCGGCAAGAGCGTGGCCCGGTTGCGCACCTACACCGGCGAGGAAGTTGGTGTGTCCAATGAGGCCTGGATCAAGCAGGGCGAAAGCGACCTGATTGCCAAAGGCACCAAGGCCATCCGCGATCTCGTGGAGATGGGCTTCCGCAACAACGAAGGCCCTCGCGGCAGCAGCGGCCGCATGGTCAACTACCGCCAATACGGCGTTGATTACAGCGAGCTCCCCCCGGAAGAGGAGAACATCACGGCCCTGCTCGAGGTGATGGGGCTCAAGCGTGCCAACACCAAGAAGGGCATTGAGCTCAAGAAGCCGTTCAGCGAATCAGTGGCCATGCAGGGCCTGATGCGCATGGCACGTGAGACCGGTGGCGATGTGCGCGAGCTGGCTGGCGCCCTGGGCCGCCGCTTCCGTGGCATCGACAGCTTGCCCGGTGCTGTGGTGCAGGCTGCCAAGGCCCGATGGGATTCAGTCAGCCAGTACGCCGACAAGCTCGAGGAGGTGGCCAGCGCCCTGGAAGCTGGCGCCTTGACCGATGAGCTCAGGCTGCAGCTGGGCCATGCCGCTCAGTGGGCGCATTTCTTCGAGAACCTCGATGCCGCCGTGCGCCGCCGCATTGGCCAGTCGCTGCGTGGCCTGCAGTTCGGCATGAATGGCACCGACTTCGAGCTGATCAGCCCGGACGCCAACTGGGCAAGGCTGACCATCGAGGACATCAAAGGCGAGACCCTGCTTGGCCAAACGCTTGAGCACGTCGAGAAGGGTGATGCGCTGAAGCTCAAGCAGCTGGCAGCCGTCGTTCGCACGAACAACATCACGCGCACGAACCTCAACAGCAGCCGGTTCATGTCGCAGGTTCACCTGCTCAACAACTTCCGGCGCAACAACATGCTGCTGTCGCCCGGCACCTGGCTGGCCCGCAACCCGGTGAGCGGTGCGCTGGTGGCGTTCCACCACGGCGTTGAAGACATCATCGAGGGCGGCCTTCGCGTTGGCGCGATGGATGGCCTGCGGGCTGCGGCCTTCGCCAACCGGGCCACCCTTGGTGCGTGGCAGATGGCATGGAAAAACGCCACCACCTACCTGGGCACCGGCCGTGCCGTCATGGGCCTCGACAACGCCATGGAGGTGGCGCCTGATCTGATCCAGAACGAGAAGCAACAGATCGTTGATGCGCTCACCACCGGGTTCGATCTGCTGCTGGACCCCAGCTACTGGCGCAACACCGCTGGCGCTGGGCCGGCCGTGACCTTAATGAACGTGCTGAACGCAGCCACCAGCCTCACGCTCGGAAACCTCGGCGAGAAGTTCCTCGGATGGAACGGCGGCTACCTGCCCTCCTTCCGGCTGCTGGGCGCTGGTGATGAGGCAATCCGATCGCTTGCCTACTCGTGGAAGGTGAACCATGAGGCTTACCTCCGGGCGTTCGACGAGATGGGCGGCCCCCGCGCCAACTCCGATGCCGTCGCCCGGCGTGCTGAGGAGATGGCTGAGGGCTCACTCTTCAGCGGCTACATGAGCGAGGAAGACTTGGTGAAGTTCCGCCGTGAGCGGGGTATCCCCCTGGGCGATGAGCTGCCTGATGACGTGCTGCGGCTGCAGGCCTTCAACGATCTCAAAGGTGTCCCGAGGGCTGATACCGAACTGGGTGCGATCGGCCTGCAGCGTGCAGCCAACGTGACCTTCACCAACACGATCAAGGATCCAATCATTCAGGGTCTTGGCCTGACCCGGCAGAACGCTTTTGTGGCGTGGCAGCTGCCGTTCTTCAAGACCCCGCTGAACTCGCTGCTGTGGAGCCTGGATCGCACGATCGTGCCGTCTGTGATCAAGGCACTGGGCGCCCAAATGGAAAACGCCCCGCCCGAGGTGCTGGCTCAGGCCCGAGCCCAGGCCATCGTCTCGCTGGGTTTCCTGACGGCCGGCAGCGCGATGATCGCCTCCGGCGGCTTTGTTGGCGGCGGCCCGTCCGATCCCCAGGAGTACGAGCGCTGGCGCAAACTCAACACCCCCTACAGCTTCCAGCTGTCCGGCAAAGTCATTCCGGCTGCACGCTTCCGCTTTGGAGGCATCGACCCGATCGACATCTTGGGTCTCTACGCCGACATCCAACAGCTGGTGATTGAAGAAGGCATCAGCGACGGCGATCTCCAGCAAGCCACCACTGGCCTTGCAATCGCGCTCTCGCGGATGGCCAACAACAAGGCCAGCCTGCTCAACACCACCACGGTGCTGAACGCCATCACCAACCCCGACCGGGCAGACATGGCTGACATTCTGGCCACTCAGATGGGCGGGATTATTCCGGTGTCGGGCCTGCTGTCGATGGTTGCTCGCGCTGGCCGTGGCGCTTTGGAGGCGACCGATCGCCGGCGCTTCATTTCCAAGGACGAGAAAAAGGCGTTGGGGATGGACCCGATCTATGTCGAGAACATCGCGCCGGTGCTCGAGTTCCTGCAGAAGGTTGGCGAGAAGGTGGCCCGTCCCATCCCTGGCCTTAACCAAGTCCTGAAGGCCCCGACCCGCCTCGACTGGCTAGGCAGCGAGATCAAGCGGCCCTTTGGCATCCCGGCAGAGGCGGTGATTCCGTTCATGCCTGTGATTCAGCCCCAGGACGATCTGTACCAGTGGCTGCGTGATGCAGGGGTGACGACCAAGCCAAGGCCCAACGGCCAAGTGGCGCTACCGAGCCCCACCGGCCAAGGCGATGTCGGCCTCACAATGACCAATGACGAGGAGGCCTTCTATCGCGTGCAGATGCGCAGCATCAAGGCTGAAATCCCCGCGGCCGCCATGCTCGGCCGTGACACCTACATCCCGATTGATGGCTTCATTCAGGGCAAGGATCTCCGCGGGGCTCTGCGGGCACTGAAGAACAGCCCTGGCTATCAGAAACTGCTGGCATCAGACCCGATGGGGCCTGATCAGCGGGTGAACAAGGCCAAGTTTTCGGTGCGCAAGGACAGCGAGCTGTATCGGCCAATTCAAGACATCATCGACTACTACGACCGTGCTGCTCTGATTCAGCTGCTCACTAACGAGGATCCTGTCGCTCAGGGCTTTGCCCAGCGTTACGGAGCCATGGTCAAGTACCGATCCAATGAGCTCAGAACTCGAATGGAAGAGTTGTCGGGCCTGGGAGTTGGTCGCCAGTAGCAGGCCCCATAACATAAGGACTGCACAGGTGGAGCTAGATCAGTGCCCTTCTCATACGCGCAATACGCGGGCGACGGGTCCACGACGACCTTCTCGGTCCCGTTCCCGTATCTGCTGAAAGCGCACGTCAAGCTCTACACGGGCTATGTGCCAGCCACTGGCAGCTACGCCACTCAACTGGTTGAAGGCACCGACTTCACCTGGGTTAGCGACACGCAGGTGCAAACAACAGTTGCACCTGCTATCGCCGTCACGCTAACAATCAAACGAGAGACGCCTAGCAATGCCAGGCTCGTTGACTGGAATGATGGCAGCAATTTAATCGCCACAGATCTGGACACGGCTGATCTCCAGAACCTGTTTGTTGTTCAAGAACAGCAAGATCGAGTTGACGCCGCTGTTGCGCTAGCAATCCAGGCGCAGTCGGATGCCGCGGCGGCGCTCGCTTCCGTTGGCCTGCCGCAAATCTTGCAAGCTCGTCAAGTCAACACCAGCGGCTCACTCCCTGCGAGCACTTGGACCCAAAGGATCTTGAATGATGTGACAACTGCCACGATCCCAGGGGCCACGGTGGCAGGGGGAGACATTTATCTTCCTGCCGGAACCTATGAAGCCGATGCTTACGCTATTGC